CTTAAGCTACTTTTGGCAAAAATACATGAATTTCGACAAAATTAAAGGACTCGTAGGAGGGTTAGCGCCTACATTAGCAACAGCCTTAGGAGGTCCCTTAGCAGGCACAGCAGCTACAGCTATTGCACAAGTACTGGGGTGTAAACCTGACGCTCCGAGTATTGAGCGTGCTATGGCACAAGCAACTCCTGAACAGCTAACAGAAATTAAAAAAGCAGAGCTCGACTTTGAGGCTCGCATGAAAGAATTGGATGTTGACTTATTTGCTTTAGAAACAGCAGATATTCAAGATGCAAGAAAAAGAAATAGTAAGGACTGGACAGCTAGGGCTATTGCACTTGGTACTGTAGGAGCTTTTGCAGGTTATGTATTTTTAGTAACTATACAGCCTCCAGATGCGAATAGTGAAGCAGTTATAAATCTTGTGCTTGGATACCTAGGCGGAATGGTAAGTGCAGTTGTTAGTTTTTATTTTGGAGCAAGCCACAAGCAGGACTAAGTCATGGCAGTACAAATAAGTCGAGCGGATATAGTATCCCACGAGCTTTTAAATTTACAATCTGAGACACGGTTTTTAAAACTGCCAGCAGAAGACTATTTAGATTTGCTGGGCGTCACACCTCTACCATCGCAAAAAGCTATAATAAATGCGATCAACAATCCGAAGTATCGTTTTGTCTGCGCGGCAGTCTCAAGACGGCAAGGCAAAACATACATCGCCAACATCATAGGGCAACTAGTTTCATTAGTGCCTGGTTCTAACATTTTAATAATGTCTCCTAACTACTCGCTGTCTCAGATTTCTTTTGATTTACAAAGAAATTTAATCAAACATTTTGATTTAGAGGTAGCAAAAGATAACGCAAAAGATAAAGTTATTGAGCTGACAAATGGCTCAACAGTTCGAATGGGTTCTGTAAACCAGGTTGATTCCTGTGTAGGTAGAAGTTATGATTTAATTATATTCGACGAGGCAGCGTTGGCAGACGGTAAAGATGCCTTTAACGTAGCACTTCGACCTACTCTTGATAAAGATAACTCAAAAGCCATTTTTATCTCGACTCCTCGAGGCAGGAACAACTGGTTCGCAGAATTTTTTGATAGAGGATTTAATGATGAATTTCCAGAGTGGTGTTCGATACGCGCTACTTATAAAGATAATCCGCGCATGTCTGAGTTGGATATACAAGAAGCTAAAAAATCTATGTCCGATGCAGAGTTTAGGCAAGAGTACGAAGCAGACTTCAATACCTACGAAGGACAAATTTGGGACTTCAATCATGAAGAATGCATTGTCAATAATGAGGAACTTGATACCCGTCGTATGGATGTATTTGCTGGTCTCGACGTTGGTTATCGTGATCCAACTGCATTTGTGGTCATAGCTTATGATTGGGATGAGGCAAAGTATTACGTTTTAGATGAATACCTTGACGCCGAGAAGACTACCGAGCAACATGCCGCTGTAATTCGAGAAATGAGTGACAAATGGGATATCGACTACATTTATATTGATTCCGCAGCTCAACAAACTCGATTTGACTTCGCACAAAATTACGATATATCTACCGTAAATGCTAAAAAGTCAGTTTTAGACGGTATCGCTCAAGTAGCGGGCATTGTTGACAATGATAATCTTTTGGTCGATCAGCGATGCGATGAAGTATTATCTTGTCTTGATCAGTACCAATGGGATCCTAATCCAAATCTAGCAAAAGAAAAACCGAAGCATAATCGCGCATCGCATATGGCCGATGCTTTGCGATATGCACTATATTCGTTTGAAACAAGTGCTACTGGGTTTTAGTGATACCTACAAAAAATAGTGTTTGACAATTTACCTTGAGGCAGCTATAATGCAAAGTATGAAAAAGCTCAAAAGAGATCCAGTAAAATACATCAGGGATCGAGCTAAATCAAAATATGAAAAAGGAAGTGAGTGCTACATTTGCGGAGAGCAAAATCAATTAGATTTTCACCACTTTTACACTTTAGCTCCGCTACTTAAACAGTGGTTAAAACAGAAACAAAAAGAGCGTCCAGCACATTACACCGATGAATACGTAGTGATCTGGAGAGACGAATTTATTGAAGACTGTTGGAAAGAATTATACGAAGATACTGTAACCCTTTGTCATAGACATCACTTACAACTTCATTCTCTGTACGGCAGAAATCCAGACCTCGGTACCGCAACCAAACAAATGCGTTGGGTAGAGATTCAAAGAGACAAACATGGCATGGTATGATAGAATCTTAGGTAGAGAAGAAAAGCTGAATCCAATTCAGCCATACCTAACCGAGAGAGAGTCGTCTAGAGAGTTTACGCAAAGATACGAGCTATACTATGAACAGCTCGAAATTGTAAACCGCGGCGTCAATATGATTGTAGATGACGTTGCAGAGATTCCTTGTCGTGTCATGCCTCGCATGATGACAGACGGTATTGTAAAAGGTGTTCGCCGTACTCGAGTAGAGAGATTAATAAATGTTGAGCCAAATCCTTACCAAGATTGCAGCGCTTTTAAGCGTAATCTTATTACTGATTACCTTCTTGACGGCAACATTTTTATATACTATGACGGGGCTCATCTGTATCATTTACCAGCAGATGGTGTTACTATTCATGGGGACACGCGAACTTTTGTTGAAAAGTATTCGTACAATGATGTCGACTATTCTCCTTCAGAAATAATTCATATAAAGGAAAACTCGTTTCATTCAATTTATAGAGGAACATCCAGACTGAAGCCAGCAGTAAGAACCATGGCACTCATAGCATCTATGAAGAGATTTCAAGATAATTTCTTCAAAAATGGAGCAGTACCTGGACTTGTTCTCAAGTCTCCCAATACTCTCTCAGAAAAGATCAAAGAAAGAATGATTATGTCGTGGGGAGCACGATACCGGCCTGATGCAGGTGGTCGACGTCCTTTGATTCTTGATGGAGGTATTGAGATTGATAAAGTATCAAATGTAAACTTCAAAGAGCTAGACTTTCAAGCAGCCATTGAAGACAATGAAAAAATAATTCTGAAAGCGTTAGGTATTCCACCTATCTTGCTTGATTCAGGAAACAATGCGAATCTTCGTCCAAATATGCGTTTATATTATCTTGAGACGATACTTCCCATTGTAAGAAAGATCAACTCAGCTTATTCTCGTTTCTTCGGTTATGAGATTGAAGAGGATGTTACTGACATCCCTGCACTACAACCCGAGTTGAGAGACCAGTCTCAGTACTATTCTGCGCTAGTCAACACCGGCATTATCTCACCTAATGAGGCAAGAAATGCACTGTCGTATGATTCTATCGAAGGGTATGATGAGCTAAGAGTACCTGCGAATATTGCAGGAAGTGCGGCAAATCCCAATGAAGGTGGCCGCCCCGAAGAAGGAGAAGATAGTGAATAAAGTATTTAATTTGACTTCTACCTTTAAGGCGCTTGACCAAGACGACGATTCAATTATAATCGGCGGAATGGCAAGTACTAAAGACTTTGACCGTGCGGGAGATACAATTCTTCCAGAAGCATGGACAAAAGGTGGATTACACAATTTTGAAAAGAATCCTATCATTCTTTTCAATCACGATTATAACAAGCCCATTGGCCGTGCCACTGGACTAAAAGTTACTGATGATGGTCTCGAGCTGAAAGCTAAGATCAGCAAGTCGGCTCCCGACTCAGTAGCTTCACTTGTTAAAGAAGGTATCCTTGGAGCTTTTTCTGTTGGTTTTCGAATCAAGGATGCTGATTACCTTGAGGAAACCGACGGATTAAAAATCAAGGATGCTGAGTTGTTTGAGGTATCGGTTGTATCGGTACCGTGCAATCAAGCAGCCACATTCTCTCTAGCGAAGTCATTCGATTCCGAGCGGGATTATGAGGACTTCAAAAAAACCTTTAAAAGCGAGGAAGATTCCTCTTTGGAGACAAATATGTCTGAAGTTAATACTCCAGAAATCGACCTGGACTCTTTTGCTAAGAAGGTAGCGGAGGAAACCGCTGCTAAAATTGCAATTAAGCAGGCCGAAGAAAAAGCAGCAGCTGAAGCACAAGCTAAAGCCGCTGAAGAAGCTGAAGCCGCAAAAGCTGCCCAGCAAGATCAAATTCAATCTGCAATCAAGATGGGCATCGAGTCAGGTGCTGATCGTCTGATGTCAGACATTAAAGCAGATATGGAAGCACAAAAAGAAGTTGATGTGCAAGAAATCGTAAATAAGTATCAGCGTGATCTCGAAGAGAAGAACGCAGAACTTGAAGCGATGCGTAACAGCAAAAAAGACTTCTCTGGTCGTAAGTCATCTGACTTGAGCCAGTGGGGTAAGGAAATTCTCCAGGCTAAGATTCTTGGCCAGATTACAGGTCGTGGTTGGGATACTGACTTCGCTCGTGATCTTCAGGAGAAGACTGTCGACTTTACAGCTGCTGGTGCATCTGTAGGTCTTGACGTGTCTATGAGCACTGCGTTCGAAGTTGAAACTGGTCACCAGTACAAAGTCGCGCAACTTTTCCGTGAAATTCCTGTACAATCAGGTGCGACTGTATTGCCATTCGCAGCTGAGCCAGGTCTGGCTACATTCTCTACAGAAGGTATCTCTAAGCCAAATGCGGCTGACCAGAACCTCCTGACTGACAATGCAGACAGCAACTATACAGTAACAGAGAAGATCTTGAATGCGAAGCGTGTAATCGCTGGTACATTCATCAACTCTGACACTGACGAGCAGATCATTGTAAATCTGCTTCCAATGCTGACTACTCAGCTTGCAACTGCTCACGCACGTGCTATTGACTCTGCTATCCTTGTCGGTAACAGCTCAATCGCAGGTCTCGTAGGTGGTGCAGGTACTGACGGTGCAGGCTCATTCCTGTCAACTGACTCAGCACTTGTAGCTGACAAGGATGCATCTTTGACTGACGGTACTGACGTAGTTTCTGCTGGCGACGTTCTCAAGATGCGCTCAGAAATGGGTAAGTATGGTATGGATCCAACTCGTTTGGCTCTTATCCTTCCTTATGACCAGTACTACGAGTTGATGGACGATTCAGGCTTCACCGACATCTCAGAAGTAGGTAACGACGCAGCAGCTGGACGTGGTGTTAACCCACGTGTAACTGGTGTTCTCGGTTACATCTATGGTGTACCAGTTGTAGCATCTGAGTTCCTCGCGAACCAGCTTGCAGCCACAGGTGCAGCAACTACTACTGCAGCATGTCTTGTCAACACGGATGCATTCGTAATTCCACGTCTACGTGGTGTTAGCATCCAGTCTGACTTCGAAGTAGCGCGTCAGCGTACTGCTATCGTAGCATCACAGTCACTCGGCTTTGAGCGTCTTCAAGATGGAGCTGCTAACAACCGTGTAGCTGTTCGAATTGAGTACGCCTAATAGGCACTCATAATAACCTGGGGTGGTTCGCCACCCCAAGTTTTTTACTTATTGACTTATGGCAGATTTAATCACACTTACAGATTATAAAGCTTATGAGGGTATCAATTCTACTCAGCATGATGCTCGCCTAGAAAAAATTATTGACTCTGTGAGTCAATTAGTAAAAAACTACTGTGGAAACAGTATTATTGATTTTTATTCTTCTGATAAAACAGAAACATTTAATATTGACTGGGGTACTCATATTGTACAGCTTACAGAAAGCCCAGTTGTTTCAGTTAGCTCTGTTCAAAAGAGGGACTCGTTTACTGCAGATTACGTTACCGTGCCAACTACAGAATATTATCTTGACACCGCGACGGACAGTGTACTGTATGTATCGGGTACCTCTTACCTAACATGGCCGCGAGGAGCGGCTGCTGTAAAAGTAATTTATAGAGCAGGCTACTCAGCAGTACCTAAAGATTTAGAAATTGCAGTTGCAGATCTAGTTACTTATTATTTTAAGAATGAGCAAACTCCTAGACGCACTTTATCGGGAGCTACTATTGAACATCAAGGAACCGGAGACTCAAAAGGATTCCCAGACCATATCAAACGAATTCTTGATATGTATAAAAACTTTTAATGAGTAGTGCAGCATTAAGAGCAGCAACACAAGATGTTGTAAAAGGTGCAGCAAAAAAGAATAGAAGGGGTACAAACTTACAAGCTCGAAGTGACGCGCAAAGAGCACGCGGGCAAATCTTTGTAATTAATAAAGAGGAAGAAGCATCTCTCGTTACAAAAGTAACTGGTATTGTTTTAACTGAACAAGAAAAAACAGATTTATTTGGTCAACTTACTGCGCATCTTGAAATGCTAGAAGGAAGGTCAAGACTTGATGCAACTGAAAAAGAAAACTTAATAAAGATAAAAAACAAAGCAAGAAAAGAACCTGGAGATGCTGCCTTTGTTTTATTATCTTTTAGTAGTGCAAAAGATGCAAAATTTTTAAGTAAGAGTAAGTACAAGCCAGAAAAGAATACAGATCTTTCTACTATTAAAGCTAATTTTGTTAATAAGCTGAGTAGACGCAAGCGAGATTTTACTCGGGAAGAAATGAGTAAAGCTTCAGATATTGGACACGGTGGACGAGGTATAGCAGTATCTCAGTTTGCACTAGAAAGAGAAATAGATGCTGCAGCAGAAAAACATGGATTAAGCGCTTCAGAAAAGTCTGAGTTATACAATATAGTATTTGAACAAAGAAAAAAGCATAATATTGAAATAGCTGCTTTCCATAAGCAAGAGGTATCTTTAAGAAAATTAGGAAAGAAGTTTACTTTTGTTTTAACAAACCAAGACAAAGAGTCTAATATTGAAGACTCTCATATAGAAAAGTCTGCTTTTAAAGAGTCACTGAGACAAATTGACATTTTAGGACAACAAACAAGTACTTCATTAAAAAATGCAGTTAATCAAGTTGTTCTTGAAGAGCTAGCTCCAAAAGGAAGCAAAGTAAAAGGTAAAAGAAGAAAAAGAGTAAACGAGTCTTCAAAAGCAACTACTCGATCTTCTGGACAGACGAAAGAAAAAGTAAACTATAAAGTTCAACGAGGCGCTCCTATGAAAGGAGTAAAAGCTCCTACTAGAAGATCTCGATTTTCAGGGGTTAGGCTCTTAGCTTTGTTAAATCAAAAATTACCTAGTGCT